ACACACTCAAGCCGCACTTCGGAGCATCATAACTTGCACAACAAGTTAGGATGTGGAGGGTGCTTATAGCGTGTTATCAGTAGGTTACAAAAAGTGTATTGACAAAGGATTTGCGGGTATGTGTATAATCTCCTTCCGAAGAGTTATGGATCTTGGACATGACGAAAGCAAATACAGAACAACAAGCCAAGTACAAGAACGGTGTAGTACCAATGCAAGACATTGATAAACACGCACCAACATTACGCACACAGCACAACAAAGTAACTGATGCTCAAGCTGAAATAGTGCATATGATCTTGCATGATGGTTGCAACCCAAAGACTGCTGCTGAACGCTTGGGTAGGAACAAAGCTTGGGCTTATAATACACTGAATAAACAACACGTTATAGACTACAGACAAGAGCTGGCTACGAAGACATTAGGATGGTCTGCTACACAGGCGATGGCGACCATGACAGAACTGCTAGCAAGTAAGTCACAACACGTTAGGCTTGAAGCCGCTAGGGACTTGATGGATAGAGCAGGATTTAGACAGGACACAAACAACACTCCGTCTACTGCGGTACAGATTAACTTCAATGTTGACTAGGGGTCCCATCTGTCAATATGCTCGTCACAGAGACGACCTTAAAAAACAGAGCGTCAACATACAGAAGGTAAATCACACTCACGATATTTTTTTTAAGCCAAGGAGACGAAAATGGGTGAATCAACATCAGAAGGTGGCGTAGACAAAAGCGGTTTCATACAAGACAAGAGATCACGAGCAGAGGCTAGAGCAAGAGCTGACGCACAGAGCAGAGCTAAGTTAGAGAGAGCTGGCAAACGATCTGGTTACGGTAAAGGTATTTATGAAAGATCGAAAACCGTTACTCAATCTCGTCAAGAGCTTGCTGACAGAGATTTGAATCGAAGGGCTACCGATGGTCAAGTTTCTCAGAGGAACCAGCAATTGCCATCTGTCGCTGGTGCAGCTATGAGAGGTATAAATAATTTTGGCAAAAGCAGAGCCAAAGATATTCAGGGTAAAATAGCGGCTGGTGGTACTCGTGTTTACGATGAACGTGGTCGTATTCAAGGAGTAGTTTCTACTGCCAACACTATTTTTGGGCCTCAACAGGTTTATACTGGATCTGGTAGTTATAATCCAAGGGATACTGGTGCCAAGATTGGAACGATTACTGGTGCTAGAGATGGAACAAAGGGTTATCAAAGCAAAGGTCCTGCTGAATTCGGTGGTGGTATTAGTGACGATGAATCTAATGTTCCTGTTATGAGGGACTCTACTGGATCGACATTATCTGACACAAAGATGAGCAGTGCTGCCAAGAGTAAGGCTGTTAGGAACATGGCCGCTTCTGGGACTGCTCTTGCCCAGAGACAGTTTTTGAAGACAAGTTAATGAAGCTTGACTACAACCCTCCGGGGCCAGTTGCCAAAACTTTTATGAAGGACAAGTCTTTTGTTCGTGGTATTCGTGGCCCTGTTGGATCTGGGAAGTCTGTTGCTTGCTGTATGGAGTTAATGCGTATAGCGGTTAATCAGAGTCCTAATAAATCTGGTGTAAGGAGAACAAGGTTTGCTGTTATTCGTAATACGAATCCACAGTTAAAGACCACAACAATCAAAACTTGGCGTGATTGGTTCTCCGATGAGGTAGGGAGGTTTGTTTGGTCGCCTCCTTATACTCATAATATTTATTTTGCATTAGCCGATAAAACCATTGTTGAGTGCGAAGTCATCTTTTTGGCTTTGGACAAGCAAGAGGATGTAAAGAAGCTTTTGTCTTTAGAGTTGACTGCCGTATGGGTCAACGAAGCCAGAGAAATTCCAAAGAGTATTATAGATGCTTGTACCATGAGATGTGGTCGCTTCCCCTCGATGAGAGATGGCGGTCCTACTTGGTATGGTGTCATCATGGACACAAACTCTCCTGATGAAACTCATTGGTGGGCAATTATGTCTGGTGAAGCTCCTGCTCCTGAGTATATGTCAGATGATGAAAAGCTATTGCTTGTAAAACCTGATGACTGGACATTTTTTTCTCAGCCGCCAGCTATGAAGGAAATCCTGGACAAGGAAGGTAATCTTACTGGATATGAAAAGAACTCCAAGGCAGAGAACCAAGAGAATCTACAATCCGATTATTATGATAAAATTATTCTTGGCAAAAGTTCGATGTGGGTCAAAGTATATGTCTTGAACCAATATCAATCATTGCTAGATGGCAAACCTGTCTATCCGGCATTCAGAAAGGAGACTCACGTTGCGAACTCCCCGATACAACCCATACAGGGTAAGGACGTTATCATCGGTATTGATTTTGGAAGGACGCCATCGGCAGTTTTCTCCCAACAGACCACATTTGGGCGTTGGATTATTTTCCACGAAGTCATTGGACAGGATATGGGAGCTGGAAGATTTGCAGAAGTCCTCAAAAAAGAAATCTCCAAAAACCAGTGGTCAGAGCTAGATTTTAAGTTTATTGGTGATCCTGCTGGTAATCAGATGGCACAAACATCCGAGCATACGCCGTTTATGATACTTAGAGCTGCTGGCATTACAGCCTACCCTGCTCCTAGCAACGATATACAAATGAGAATTGAGTCCGTTGAATCTGTGCTAAACCGCATGACTGATGGAACTCCGTCACTTACCATTAGTCCGACTTGTACAGTTTTGATTTCTGGGTTCGAAGGCGGCTATCAGTACAAAAGAACTTATAATATGGGTCGTGAAACACATGATGACCGCCCATCAAAGAATCGTTTTTCTCATATACATGATGCTTTACAATATGCAATGTTAGGCGGCGGTGAAGGAAGGAGAGTTATTCTCGGTGGTAGATCAACATTTTCCCCTACAACCGTTGTTAGGGTAGGAAATCCTTTTGATCGTTTGAAACAACGGAATAAACCAAAGAAACGTTTTGCAAGACTATGAATTGGGTAATTTGCTTTAAGAAAGCTAAAAATATTGGCCTTTGGAAACTATTTACTTCTCGTAGACCTGATTTTGGTCATGTTTTTGCTGTTCATTACAGTGTAGACCTAGATTCTTGGTTCAAATTTGAGTATTCAACCCAAAGATTTCACTTTGACTGCTATAGAGGTGAAGATGCTAACTATTTAATATATGATTTGGTTGAAAATTGTACTTGTGTCTCTATAGACCACCTTCATTCTTTTAGTTACTTACCTAGATGGTTATATTGCGTTAGTTTTGTAAAACATATGGTTGGGATTAGTAAGCCTTGGATTTTGACACCTTATCAACTCTATTGTGAATTGATAAATTCTGGTGGAGAGGTCATATTCACTAAAGAAGGAGATTAGTTATGGGTTTTTTTGGTGGTGGTACTCCTCCTCCCGATCCTGAATTGGAAAAAATGAAGGCAGAGGAAAGAGCCAAAGCAGAAAAAGAAAAGAAAGAGGAAGAAGCCAGAAAGAAAGAAGCTGATCGTGTCAGGCGTAATAATCTTGTTGGTCAAAGATCTCTTCAAGATGAAGGCATCGAGGGTTTTAGTGGCTTTAGAAGAATGGGCAAAAACAAATCTATAAGGTATTGATATGTATGATGGTGCCGAATCTCCCGTAGGCGTAAGTGGAGATAAAAAAGAAGTATCAATGGTTCTTGATAAATTCAAGAAAGCTAAGATGCGTTGGAACTCATGGTCTGATATATGGGAAGAGTGTTACGATTATGTTCTTCCTCATCGTGAAAGTTTTTATCAAGAGTCTGCTGCTCAACGTAGAACTGAAAATATCTATGATGAAACAGCCGTTGTAGGTTTGCCAAAGTTTGCATCTAGGCTTCAGTTAGGTTTCTTCCCACCCAACGGAAGAGCTTTTCGTCTTATGCCCGGTCCTGAGTTTCCAAAAGAGATGCGCAGCGATAAAAAGATTATGGCTGAGTTGGATACTATTACTGATCTTCTCCACGAGGGTCTTCGTAATTCTAATTTTAATGCAGAGCTTCATGAAGGTTTCCAAGACTTAGGTCTGGGGACTATGAATCTTATTGTAGAAGAAGGTAGATTTAACGGTGATCTACACTTTACTTCAGTTTCTCCTACTAATCTTGCTATATTGCCAGGATCGTTAGATTCAATATCGGGTTGGTTTAGATGGAATTATGATATTGAGCTTCAGGAGATAAGACAAAAATACCCTAAAGCTAAACTGTCAGCCGAAATGATTACCCAGATGAAAAGAAACCCATCTAGGAAAACCAAAATCATTGAAGCTACTTGTTTAGATACGTCAAAGAAATTTGAAGATGTTTATAATTACTATCTAATTTCAGAAACAGATAACATTATACTTGAAAAGTATGAGATGAAAGGTCGTGGATCTGTTCCTTGGATCACTACACGATGGTCTAAGTCTGGGTTTGAAGTTTGGGGTCGTGGTCCTGTTTTGCAAGCAATGCCAGCAATCAAGACTTTGAATCTTACAGTTCAGCTCATTCTCGAAAACGCTGAAATGGCTATATCTGGTTCTTATGTGTATGATGATGATGGTGTCTTTAATCCTGACAACGTTACTATACAGCCCGGAACTTTCATACCAAGAAGCCCCGGCTCAAGAATAGATACCTTGCAAAATGCTGGACGCTTTGATGTAGCGCAGCTTGTTCTTGATGATATGCGACGTAACGTTAGGAAAGCTTTATTTATAGATGAGCTAGATACAAGACCCAATGCTAGGACGCCTCTTTCTGCTACTGAAGTTTCTGAAAGGTTAGCTGATGTAGCTAGGGATATGGGTGCTGTTGCTGGTCGCATGCAAAAAGAGTTTTTAACTCCGCTTGTTGAAAGAATTATAAAGATATATTCTGATCAGGGTTTGGTTAAGCTGCCTAAGGTCGATGGCAGAACTCTAAGAATTGTTCCTGTTTCACCCTTATTAAGAGCGCAAGATCAACAGGATGTTTCTGATTTTGTAAGATTTCAACAAACTGTTGCTGGTACATTCGGTCCTGAGATAACAGCAGCACTATATAATCAGGAAGAAGTTATAAGATTTTTGGCTTCTAAATTTGGTATTCAAGAGGAGTTGTTAGCGGATTCACAACAAGTTCAGCAAAACGCCCAGTTGATACAGCAGTTAATGTCTGCTCAACAGGGTGGAGGGATGCAGTGAAGGAGAAAATAAATGTTTCGCCAGATGGTCGTGGATATTCCAAAGAAGTTGATAAAGATCTTAATAGTAAAGCCTTTGCGCTTTTTGGTTCAGGTATTGGAAAAGATTTCCTTCAGTATCTCGAATCTATTACAACGAATAACGTCTATCCTGCGGGGTCTGGAATAGAGTTTCTAGCTCATGCCGAAGGCGCAAGATGGTTAGTTGCAATTATTAAAAAGCGATGTGAAACAGGAAGAAAGCAAGGCGATGGCTAAACCTTCAAATCCAAAACTTTATGCAAGAGCTAAAGCAATAGTAAAATCAAGAGTAAAGAAATGGCCTAGCGCATATGCAAGCGGCCAGTTGGTTCAGCAGTATAAAAAGATGGGTGGTAAATACTCGTGAGTCTCAAAAAATGGTTTAACGAGAAATGGGTAGATATATCAACCAAGAAAGATGGTAAACATCCTCCTTGCGGCAGAAAGATGGGTGATGGTAGGAAATACCCAAAATGTGTCCCCCAATCTAAAGCGAGGACTATGAGTTCGGCACAGAAGCAATCGGCTGTGAGACGCAAAAGATCTACTAACCCTAGCGGTGGTGGTAAAAAACCAACTTATGCGAGGACATGATGAAAGCTAAACCACTTACTAAACGCCAAAAAGAAACTATGAAGAGACATAAACAACATCATACTGCTGCTCATATGAAACATATGACAAAGATGATGGGGCGTGGAGCTACGTTTGGTGAAGCTCATAAGTCTGCTATGAAGAAAGTAGGAAAGTAATGGCAAAAACTCCTGCATGGCAAAGAAAAGAAGGTAAAAGCAAGTCTGGCGGTCTTAACGAAGCTGGAAGACGATCTTTGCGTAGGCAGGGCAAAAATATTAAACGTCCTGTGTCTGCAAAACAGGCTAAGAAGTCTCCAAAAGCAGCAGCAAGACGTAAATCATTTTGTAAGCGTATGATGGGTATGAAGAAAAAGCTTACAAGTAAAAAGACGGCTAATGACCCTAATAGCCGTATCAACAAAGCATTAAGAAAGTGGGATTGTTAATATGAATGAAGCGTTACAGGAAAGCGTTGAAACCGAAGCACCAGTAGAGGTTCAGGCACAAGAGATGCAGGAGCAACCTCAGGAGCAAAGCCCTGATAGACCAGATTGGCTTCCTGCAAAGTTTGAAAGACCAGAGGAACTTGCTGTTAGCTATGGAGAGCTTGAGCGTAAGTTTTATCAAAGAAAAGATGACTTAAAAACAGAAATAGTTAGTGAACTTAACCAAGAAGCGATGAGTGCTGCTCCTATTAGCCCGGGCGATTATGAAATAAAGATTGAGTCTCCTGAAGGTATGGAGCTTACAGTTGATGAAAATAGCCCTATGGTTGGCTGGTTTCGTGATAAAGCTCATGAATATGGATTGAGCCAAGAAGAATTTACAACATTAATGAATGAGTATGCTTTTGTTGACTCTAATCGTGGTCCAGACTGGAATGTTGAATCAGAAATTTTAGGTGAATATGCAGAGCAACGTTTAGATCGTGTTGACAATTTTATGGAGCAAAATTTATCTGAAGAAAGTTATGCTGTTTTTGCCAATGTTCCAGCAAGTGCTGGTATGGTTCAGCTCTGTGAAGAGATTATGGAATTAAATGGTCAACCTAAATTTAACATGGTTTCTGAAACAGAATTTCAAGAGAATTTGACTATACATGATCTGAGGGAAATGCAAAAAGACCCGAGGTATTCTGGAAGTCAAAAAGAGCGTGATCCAGCGTTTATCAATAAAGTTGGTGCTGGGTTTGCTCAATTAGCGAAGCGAAAGTAAATGTGAATTTACATTCATAGTTAATTTTGCTTTATTGTATGTACAGAAGGCCCAAAGCGTTGGTGTCAGCCCTAAATGGAGTAGCTCTCCTATCTGGATAACTGAATAAGCCAATGTGTAGGAACAACCTGATGGACATGGTAACTCTAACTTAAGGAGGCTTAGATGGCTACACCATCTATTTCAACAGCCTTTATCGAGGAGTTTGAATCTGGGGTCCACATGGCGTATCAGCGCATGGGGTCAAAGCTTCGGAACACTGTCCGTACAGCGAATGGTGTGAAGAACAAAACCACATTTCAAAAAATCGGTAAGGGTTTTGCTACCACGAAGGGTAGGCATGGTTCGATTCCACCTATGAACCTTAGTCATACAAATGTCAGCGTGACATTAGAAGACTACTTTGCAGGTGAGTGGGTTGACGATCTAGATCAACTTCGTGTTAATCACGATGAGATGTTAGTTGCACAACAGTCAGGTGCTTATGCACTTGGTCGTAAGACTGATGATCTCATTTTAGCTGCAATGGATACTACAAGCAGCACACACAACGAAACTACTAACGGCATCACTTTGGCATGGGCTTTAGAGCTTATGGAAAAGTTTGGCAATAATAGCGTTCCTGACGATGGTCAACGTTACGTTGTTGTCGGATGGGAACAGTGGTCACAGCTATTAGATTTGGATGAGTTCTCACGAACCAACTATGTTGGTAACGATGAGCTTCCATTTGCTAATGCAATGACTGCAAAGCGTTGGCTTGGTTTCATGTGGTTTCCATTCTCAGGCCTGTCAGAAGCAGGTTCCGGTAATGTTGATCGCAAGTGCTTTGCTTGGCATAGTGGTTCTATTGGACACGCAATCGGAGCTGATGTTTCATCAAACATGCAGTATCACAACGATAAGGACAGTTATTTTGTAATGAATAAAATGCAAATGAACTCAACCCTCATCGATGCTGAAGGCTGTTTTGAACTTCAGCTTAAGAAATAGGAGGTAGATATGGCGTTTACACAAGCAAATTTATCTCTCGTTGCTTACAGCGGAAATGGATTTCATATTTGGCATTACACAACAACTGATGCCAAAGCTGACATTGATACAGCAGGTTATTTTAATAACATGGCTAGTGAAATGAATGTCGGTGATGTTATCCATGCAAATACTTCAACAGGCGGTACAGCCGAGTATGGTATTTTCTGCGTTAATGCTAATAATGGTACTACCGTAGACGTAGCTGATATGGTCAGCTTGTCAGGTTCGGATAGTGATTAATGGCTAAGGCACCAGCAAAAAAGAAGGCGGCGGCGAAAGCTGCCCCTTCTGGCTCCAAAACTCTGAAAAGACGTAATGGAGTAGTAACGATTGGGGCTAGAGCAACATTAGGGAAAAGGGCTTCATAATGAATACTAATAAAATTCGTAAGAAGGGTAAAAAAATTATTAGCTTTGAAAACCGCACTAAATCTCATGAAAGTGGTTTTAAGCAAAAAAAATTTACCAAACGAGAAGAATTATTAGGTCTTTATTATATTCCTGATCCAAATTCCCCAATAAATAAATTGATACGTTTTATGGGGAAAAAAGCTAAAGGAGAATAGCTATGGCGAAGAAAAAGCCACGCAAGGGCGGTAGAGGTTACTAGATGCCTACTACACCATCCACAGATATTGAGGTAGCACAGAAGGCTATGGTTCTTGTTGGACTAGAGCCTTTAACGTCTTTTACAGATCAAACTGATGAAGCGTTAGTTGCTAACACAATATATGAAGATGTCATTGAGGATTGTCTTGCACAGCATAATTGGAATTTTGCAACAGGGCAAAAAGAACTCAGTAGACTGACGGCTGTGCCTGTTGATAGATGGGATGCTGCATATGCTATGCCGACATCGCCACCTGTTGTTCAGGTACAGACTGTCACTATTGATGATGCTCCGCAGCCCTATGATATTTATGAAAGCAACATTTATATTAATGCTGATGCTACAGATACAGTTGTGCTTAATTATATTTTTCGACCTGTTGTTAGAAACTGGCCTCCTGCATTTACTATGTGGACTATATTTAGGTTGGCTTCTGTTCTTGCTTTATCAGTTACTAGAAAAGGCGATATTGCAAGAAGTTATACAGATCAAGCTGAAGCTCAATTTAGAAGAGCAAAAGCTAGGGATTCTCAACAGGTTACAACTCAAGGATTAAAGCCGACTCGTTTTCATAGAGTAAGGCTTGGCAATGGAATTTACCAACATCTTGAAGGCACTTAATAAGTAGGCATGAATGGCACTTTTAAGACAATTTTATACAAACTTTACAGCAGGGGAGCTTTCCCCTCTCTTGTCATCAAGAGTGGATTCCGAAGCCTATAAAAACGGTGCTAAAACTGTCCGTAATTTTAGACTTCGTGCGCAGGGTGGTATTATACGCCGTCCAGGGTTTAAGTACCTTCAAACGCTTTCTAATCTTTCTTATCAGATGGAGTCTTACGTTTATGACGAAGACGAGGCGTACATACTTTTATTTAGTAATACTAAGCTGGATATTATTGATGTTACTAACCTCACAACAATAACTCAAACTCTTACGTCATGTCCTTGGGTTACTTCCCAGATAGGTCAATTAAAAGTTGCTCAATCTGGTGATACAATGATTATTGTTCATCCTGATTTTACCATGCAGAAGCTTACTAGAACTTCTGCTAATACTTTTAGTTTGGCAGATTTTGCTTTTGATGGATTAGATAAAAGACCATATTTTAGATTTGCTCCAACCGCAACAACTATTACTCCTTCCAATGCTAGTGCTGGAACAGGCAAAACACTTACTGCTAGTACAAGCATTTTTGTAAGCACTGATGTTGGAAGAAATATTAAATTTATTGATAGTGCTGGTACGGCTGCGTATTTTACAATAACAGCATTTACATCTGGTACAGTTGTTACCGCTACTTTAGATAGAGCTATAGCTAACACAAATGCTTCTGATAATTATACTCAAGAGGTTTTTTCTACTACAACAGGCTTTGCAAGAACTGTAATGTTCCATGACCAAAGGCTTATATTTGGTGGATCTCGTGATTTACCAAACAATCTTTTCTTTTCTAAAGTAGGTGAATTTTTCAACTTTGATGTTGGTAGCGGTTTAGATAGTGAATCAATACAAGTTCAGATAGCCGAAAATCAAATATCAGAGATAAAGTCTTTGGCTTCTTTTAGGCATTTAGCTATTTTTACATCTGAACAGGAATTATTTTGCCCTACTGTAGATAATCGTCCTTTGACACCAAGCACTATATCAATCAAAAAGCAAACAAGTTTTGGCAGTGGAGAAGTTAATCCTGTTGAGTTTGATGGAGCTGTTGTTTTTTTAACAAAGTCAAAGGGTGCTATAAGAGAATTTATATATTCTGATTTAAGCCAAGCTTACAATTCTGATGCTTTGACTATTTTGTCTCAGCATTTAATTGGCACTCCTACTGATATGGTTTCTCAAAGAGAAAGTTCCGATCAAGTTGAAAGTTATCTTTATTCTGTAAACACAGATGGAAATATAGCTGTCTTTACGAGTATAAGAAAAGAAAAGCTACAAGGTTGGTGTTTATATACAACTAATGGATCTTATAAAAACATTGTAAATGTAAACAGAAAAATATTTGTTGTAACTGAAAGAACCATTAACAGTGCAACTGTTACTGCTCTTGAAGAAATGAGTAATGAATTTCATTTAGATTCTGCGTTAAAACTGACTCATGGATCTGCTAAAACAAACTGGCAAATTGCACATTTGCCTAATACATTAGTTCATGTCAAATCTGGTAATTATAGTTTAGGTTCTTATACCACAGATGGTTCTGGAAATGTTACTTTGACTGATGCTGTAGATAATATTGAAATTGGTATAAATTACACACCAACCTTAACAACATTGGCTCCAGAGTTTCAGTTGCAGGATGGATTGTCTTTTGGGCAAAAACGTAGAATTGTGAGAGCTGTTCTTGATTTGAATGAATCTCTTAATGTAAAAGCTAAGGGAACTAATATTTTAATAAGAAGGGTTACAAGTAATTTTGCTGTTGCACCTGATTCGATTACCCAAAGAAAAGAACTTTACTTCCTTGGGTGGTCAAATGAAGGTACACTTACAATAACTCAAGATGAGCCATTACCGCTTGGTTTGAATGGTTTGCTTTTAGAGGTAGAAGTTTAATGGGTATGCAATTACAAATAGCTGGTGCTTTTTTGGGCCTTATGGCTGCACAGCAACAACGTAAAGCTTATCAAATGGAAGCTGCTGCTTATCGTGAGCAAGCAGAGATGACAAAGATTGAAGCGGCTCAAAAAGAAAATGAGAGAAATCGTAAATTGCGTTTACAATTAGCTTCATTAGGTACATCGATGTCTGCTCAAGGTGTTTCTTTGGGAACTTCTCCATCTGTTTTGGCTCTTGCTGATGATGAGGAAAAGATAGCAGCAGCAGATATATCTTCTATTAGATTAATGGGAATGTCTCAAAGAAGGCGTTATGAGTTAAGCGCATCTGGATCTGAAGCGGCTGGCAGTGCTGCTATGATGGGTGGATTTATTAAATCTGCAACTGGTATTTATTCTGCTACTAAAGGTGTTGGCTAATGGTTTATAAGAAAACTGGCGGCAGAAGCGTTATAACACAGCCTGTTGGTATGCCAGATTTAAGTGGTTTTTTTGACTCTGCTAATCAGCTTGCAAAAGTAAGCCAGTTAGCAAGTGGAATTGGTTTAGATATACGCAAAAGAGAATATAATGACGCTATAAGGGATGCTGAAATAGATGGTTCTACAGCGGGTGCTGTTTATGTAGATGGAAAATTACAACCTCTTGTAAATTTTGATTACGAAAAAGCATCTGGTTTTGTCCCTGATGATCGGAAAAAAATACTAGATCAGTACAAAAAATCAGCGATAAGAACTTATGCTTCTGCTGCATCTGTAGATATTGATTTAGCAGCAGATAATGCGTTGCTTGATAATCCAACTGATCCTAATGCTATAAGAGGATCTTTAGAAGGGTATTTGGAAGGCATTGAGGATCTTGATCCTAGATTAAAAAGCTCTCTTACTGCAAAGGCTACTCAATCTTTTGGCATAGCTGAAAACAGAGCGTTTGCAGCACAGCAAAAAGAAGTTAAAGCCAATACAATAGCTGTTAATTCTAAAGCATATAAAAATCTTACTGTTGAAAAAAGTAAGCTTTTAGCTGCCTTGAATCCTGAAGATCAAGAAATGCAGGATGCTGTTAATGTTCGTGTTCAAGAAATTAACGCTGAACAAGAACAGATATTAGAAACTCTTTCATTAAATGAGGTTTCTGATAGAGCCATTCAAAAAATTAGAGATGCTGATACAACCATTGTAGCGTCCAGGGTTGGTAAACAATTAATAGAAAAAACGTTTTATGCTGAAGGTGAATCTGCTGCTAGACAAGCTGTTGTAACATTGATTGAAGAAGCAGAAAATAATCCTGACATAAACATAGATTTAGTCAGGTCTGTTGGTGTCAACACATTACAAAATTTAACTGGTATTGCTGCTGCTCAGAATAAAGAAGAAAAGAAAATAAGAGAAGGCATTTATGGTGATTTTTACGCCAAGATAATAATGAAACAATTTAATATACAAGATGTTATTGATGACCCAGAAAGTGATTTCTTTGAGTTATTGCCAACTCAGCAAGCTCAATTGTTTAGCGTGTCTCAAGGTGTTCAAGACGCAAGTGAAAAAACTGCCGCTGCTTATTTTACTAAGGTTTATGAAGGCAACGTTGCTATAATTAAAAACGCTGAACGTACTGGAACCAGTGGTCTTGTTGGTGATCGGGTTTATGACGCTATGCGTGAAAACACAGAGCTTTTTGTAAATGGATTTATATCAGTTAAACAATTTGAAGAATCAAAAGGTTTTTTCTTAGACCAAGTTGGTCTTTTGAAAGTAAAAGATGCTACTAATACAATAATTGGCTTGCATAGAGAATTAGGTCCAAACAGTAGTTTTTCACTGTCTCCTGCTACATTTAGAGATATAAGGACTATAGAAAAATATGAAAAAATAGGTGTTATTGGAAAGAACAGCCTGTTTTCAGATAGAATTTCTTATATCAAAGCAGTTGATACCTATGAAACAAATTACACTAAAAAAAGAACTTCTCTTAATCTAGCTAATTCAGCAGAAAATAAATTATCAAATAACATACCTGTTTCTCAAAAAGAACAATCAGCTCTTGTTGAAGAAAAGGGTTTTGATAAAGTTCGTATAAAATTAGTGGATGATAGTGGCATTGAGTCTGTTCAAATGATGAGTGTGGATGATGCTCTTTTAAGTGAAGATGAAAATGTTTTTCAACAGGCTGTAGATAAGGTTGCTAATTTTAGCGTTTTAACTAGTGGTTTGTTACATCCTTCTGCTAAACAAATTTTTGAAAGATCTCCGTTTACACCAGAAAATGCAGATAGAGGTTATAGAATATTTAGCCAAATAGTAACTGGCATTCAAAAAAGAGAAGACATTAGTGACAGAAAAACAGCAGAGAGTATGTTTTTTGCACAAAACTTTTCTGACAATGGAATGATTCCAGATTTTTTTAGGACTGTAAGCACCTTTGGGATTGAGTTGGCTCAAGAGTCTTTTCTTGGCAATATGAAGAAAAATCTTAATAGAGCTGAAAGCGAAATTATACCGAAAGGCGGCAATAAAGATGATTACTTTGATAAGGTATTTAAGTCGTCTTTGAAAAACTGGGAATTTTTTTCAATATTTGAACACGGCATATCTTCTCAAAACAAGCAAATGTTAAATGAAATGGCCGCTAATGCTGGTGTTAGCAATATAGAAGATGCTTTTATTAGTGATCCTGATATTAGAAATCAGGTTCAAGGTTTGTTTTTTAATAGAATGGTTGAGTTAAAAGGTATATCTAATCCTGAAGCTGTTATGCAGGATATTCTTCGTGATATTGGTAAACGTTTAGGAGTTCAACAAAACCCTAGAGATGGGTCTTTAGAATTTGTTAAAGATCCTATATTAAAACATGCTCAAGCTACAGTACCAACTAACAGATTGAATGGTACACCTGTTGTTTCTATTAATATGAATACAATTACTAATGATGTTAGGGATTTATTTCTAAATGAAAATTCAGCAATTAGCTCTGAATTAAGAAAATCCCTAATGGATATGGGAAGTGGCACAATTGATTTTAGGGCGAATGAAAGAGAAACTCCTACTATGCACTTTGTAGCCAATGAAACTTTTGGTGCTGAACAAACATATAGTGTCTATATAAGAGATGGTTATGGAAGAGGAAGTCTTCTTCTTGATAACTATAGATATGATTTCAAAAATAGTCAGGCTTATAAAGAAAGTTATCTTCCGACTCTTAATGCCCTTAATACCGAAAAAGCCAAACAGGTTTGGAGTATGTGGGGATTATTAGATCCTTCTTTGGTGCAAGCATCGTTCAACTCTTTTGAAAGAACAAGAAACGATAAATCTCTTATTCCTTTAATAAATGCTTATAATAAGTTAAGAAGCAATATAGGTAGTCCGTCTGATGACTCACTTATTACAGAAGAAGAAAGAAATGATTTTTTTAAGATACTAGACACTGTAACAAGTTTGGGATTTAAGTGATGAGCAATATTGATTGGAATTTTATTAAAGAGCAAGAAGGTTCTAAGACCACAGGTTATGTTCCTGATGCTGGTAATTCAAAATCCGGTGTAACTATTGCAAGTGGCTTTGATTTAGGAGCAAGATCATTATCTGACTTAAAAGGTTTACCACAGGCAATTATAGATATTTTAACTCCTTTTCTTGGCATTAAGGGAGCGCAGGCAGATGAGGTTGCTAGCAACTTAAAAGTGTCTAATGACCAAGCTAACGTTATAGATGAGTTTTCTAAAAAAGAAGCTACTGATAGGTTAAGAGCTAAATGGGAAGCTGCTACTGGCGAGTCTTTTGATGACTTGCCTAAAAGTAAAGCTACAGTCGTTGCTTCAGTTGCTTTTCAATACGGTGATTTAGAATCTCAAACACCTAATTTTTGGAGACAAGTTACTTCTGGAGATTGGGACGCAGCAAATGATAATCTTAAAAATTTTGGAGATAATTATTCTAGCCGCAGATTAAGAGAATCTGAATATTTGACTGCTGGAAGGCTAGAAGAAACCCTTGCTAAAACTGCCCCAGCCGATGCTCCTAGCAGACAGTTAAGCGATGCTGAGTTAATAGCTAAAGTCCAAGACTCTAAAAAAAAACAGTAGAAACTGAAGAGCCTCTGCCAATAATAGAAGAAAGAGTTACCCCAACGCTAACTGAGCCAGAGCAGGGGGAGCTTCCTATTATTATTGACCCTGTTTCAAATAAAAAAGTTAATGAAGTTGTTGATGATCTAAATTTAATTACTGAACCAGTAGAATTAAAAACTATTGAAACTGTTTTAGAAGATCCTGCAAAACAGACCATAGGACCAAAGACATCAAATCTTTTGCCTTCTCAAGATACAATAGAAGATAATTATACTACTCTTTATGGTAAGCCAAACCAGACTTTTGGAGAGAGAATACCAAGTCAGCTTACTTCGAGAGAAGAGTATGATTATGCTATATTTGATGAAAGTTTTGAAAAGACTTGGAGTGCAGCATTTAGGCAATACAATTTTGTCCCTGCATTACAAAGAATGATAGAGGGCATGGATCCTAAATATAACCCTGTTCCTGGCTATGATGCTTTTCAAAACGAAGAGTTAAAAAAAGAAGTTGGTTCTGACGACGCTTTGTGGATGTTTAGGCATGATTCAAGCCCTGCTGAAACAAGGCTAAGAATGGATAGAATGAAGAAAGATGCTGAGGACCAAGCTTATCTTTCTGCGGTTGGTGGTACAGATGCAACTATTGCTGCTTCTTTAGCTACCCCTTTTCTTTTTACACCTTTGGCTTCTGTTAATACCTTAAAGATGGCAAGCCCCTTAAAAAGATTTATAGGCGGTTCATTACAAACTGCGGCTATTACTGCGCCAGAAACATTACTAATTGAGTCACAAAATGAGAGCAGAGATGCTTCGTATTCAGTTCTTGCTTTAACTGGCTTATCTTTAGTAGGTGGCACTTTAGCTGCTAAATATCCTAAAGCTATGATGCCAGCAGCTTACAGAAATGCTGCTAATTCTGATGATGCTATGCCTAGAAGTGTGGGTGCTGCTGCTCCAATAGATCGTAAAAATTTAAGCAAAAATCAATTACATCAATTGCTTGAAGAGGAAGCGTTAGTGGAGACAGGTGTGGGTTTGGAGAAATTACCTTGGAATCCGGTAATAAGACTTTTGAAAAGCGGATCTTTATTATCTAGGCAATTAGCATCTGAGCTAGTCGATGTTGGTGGTATGATGCAGAAAAAAGTTGGCAAGGATATTGCCCAAGAACAATCTGTAGAAAGTATTTTTAAGGTTAAATATATTGGTCCTTTGCTAAAGGCCATTAATGAAACAGATATGTCTTATTTGAAGTATCGTGGTGTAAAAGCGTCTGAGGGTGCTATTGGACGATCTGTTCAAAAAATTAAAATATCACTTTCAGATAAAATTGATTCAGGTTCACAATTTCTCACAGAAGTTCAATTTCGTCACAGAGTTGGCAAAGCAATGAGAAATGGTGATGTTGATACTGTAACTGACAGTGCAACACCATTTGTAAATTCAGCCGCAGCTTCTAACAGAAAAGTATTTAATTTTATAAAAGATGAAGCAAACAAATACAGATTATTTGATGACCAGTTAAAGGCTGAAATAAATGCTGCTATTAGATCTGGCAATGAAGCTTTGGCTAAACGATTAACTGAAAAACTACAAACTTTAAGAGAGCAGGGTGTATTAGCTAATAACGGTGCATCATATTTACCAAGGATTTATCGTATTGATAAAATTATGGAAAGAAGCACTGACTTTCTTAGAATAATAGAGTCTTACGCTAGAACAACTCTAAGGATGGACGCTCAGTCTGCAAAAGTTTATGCACAAAATGTTATGGATACAGTCACAAGGCAAAGGCCATATTTTGATCTAGATGACGTTGCTGATGGTATTGATTTTGTTCGTAAGCCTGATGGTATAAAATCAAGAACACTAGAGATACCTGACCAGCTAATTGACGATTTTCTTGAAAATGACGTTGAGGTTTTACTTCGGCATCACACTAAGACAATGGGAATAGATATTGAGCTTACTGCAAAATTTGGCAGTATTGATATGAGTTCATTAATAAAACAAGTTACTGATGAATATGAATTATTAATTAAAGAAGCAAAAAATGCAGAAGCTAGAAGAAAATTAAAAAAGGCTCTTGATAATGATATTAGAGACATAAAAGGTTTAAGAGATCGTGTTAGAGGTACATATGGCGCATCTAAAGATCCTCATCAATTAAGTAGTCGTTTTGTAAGAAGCATGAAATCATTTAACGTTCTCGTTGGAATGGGTGGTGCTGTAATAGCATCCGTTCCTGATATAGCTAGAAGTGTTATGGTTGAAGGTTTTTCTAATACTTATAGATATGGATTTGAACAACTATTCAGAGATATTCCTAACCATATAAAACGTATGAAAAAGGCAGAGTTAGAGGCTGCTGCTGTGTCTGCTGATGCTGTTCTTGGATTAAGAGCCAATTCGTTTTCTGACATAGGAGATTTATTCGGATCTAGGTTTGCTCTTGAAAGAAAGCTAAATCAAGCAACTGGCGTATTCTTTATGCTTAATGGTCTAAATTACTGGAACCAAGCATTAAAAGAATTTGCTGGTAATGTAACTATGGCGAGAATGAATAAGTCGATTATGACGGTCTGGGAAGGTTTATCCAAGGCCGAAAAAGAAAAGCTTTTGAAAAACGGAATTGATCGTGCAGATGCTTATAGAATTAGATCACTTATTCAAAAACACGGTAGAAAATATAATAATGTTTGGCTTCCCAATACAGATAAATGGGAAGATGCTACTATGAGGTTAAAGTACAGAATAGCTTTGCAGCAAAATGTTGATCGTATAATAGTAACCCCCGGAGCTGGTGACAGAGCTTTGTGGACTTCTACTGAGCTTGGATCTCTTATGACCCAATTTAAGTCTTATGGTCAGGGTGCTATGGTTAGGCTTGCTACTGCTGGTCTGCAAGAAAGAGATGGTGCTTTCTGGCAAGGTGCATTTTTACTTGTTGGTTTAGCTGCTTTGGTAAATGAGATTAAACGTGCGCAATATGGTATGGATAATGAAGAGGCTTTTGATGATAAGCTAGTTAATGCCATTGATAGATCTGGAATATTGGGTTGGTTTACAGATGTTAATAATGCTGTTGAAAAAATAACAGATTATAAAATGGGAATGAGGCCAATGTTTACAGATCAACCAGAATACGCTCTTCCTGATAAAGCTAAAATAGGAGGCGTTTTTGGCCCTGCGGCAAGTAATTTGTTAAATGCTGGTAGTGTAATGAGTGATATTGTTACGTTTAACGCAGATGAACAAACCTTAAAAGATGCTCGTTTTATAACTCCTGGGTCTACATTACCTTATTTAGACCCGATATATGACGGTGTGTTTGGTGATTAATGTGAATTTACAGTGAAGCCAATGAAATGTATAAGAGGTTATTATGGCAACTATATCAATAGCGGATAATGATGCAAGAGTTCAGTACACCCAAGCGGTTACTGCTGGATCTACTCAACTTACAATTGATTTTCCATTCTTTAGTTTGGATGACATCAATGTAATTGTTACAAGTGCTGCTGGTGTAGATACAACATTAACTAGAGGATCTGGTACTGGAACCTTTGCTGTTAATGGTACTGCTGTAGACGATGGTTTTTCTGGTGGTAATATAACACTAGGAGATACATACGCCTCTGGTACAAAGTTTACTATATTTAGAGATATAGCTGTTTCCAGAACTACGGACTTTCCTACATCTGGGCCATTTAACATATCTTCACTGAATACTGAGCTTGATCGCATTATTGCAATTGAGCAGGAGCTTGAGACAGCGATTACAAGAACGTTGTCTTTGCCCGACTCAGATACTACGACAACTCTTACATTGCCTAACGTTGATAATCGTAAAGGCAAAACCTTGGCTTTTAATGCTAGCAGCGGTGCTGTTGAAGCGGGACCAACTATAGCTGGCATTACTACTGTAAATGCTATGGCAGCCGATATAGCTGCATTAGCTGACATTGAAGATGGAACTACAGCTACAGATGCTATATCTGGGCTTGCCGCAATCAAAGCTAACGTTACAACTGCCGCTGGTATATCCAGCAACATAACAACGGTTGCAGGGATACAAGCTAATGTGACATCCGTAGCTGGCAATGCCACGAACATAAATGCTGTTGCTAGTAATTCTTCTAATATTAATTCTGTTGCAAGTAATGCTAGTAACATTAACTCTGCTGTGAGCAACGCTTCAAATATTAACTCGGCTGTAAGTAATGCAAGCAATATAAATACAGTCGCAGGAAATATTAGCAACGTTAATACAGTCGGAGGAATTAGCAGCGATGTGACCACTGTTGCGGGAATACAAGCTAACGTCACCACTGTAGCCGGTATCCAAGCAAATGTTACAACTGTAGCTGGTGTACAGGCTAACGTTACTACTGTAGCCGGAATTCATGGCAATGTAACGACTGTAGCTGGCATAAGCTCTGATGTTACTACATTGGCTAACGCTTTATCTGCAACGACAACATATGCTGTAACTGTAGCGAGTGTTGGCGGCTCGAACGTATTTGTTCTGGATGGTAGTAACAATCCAGCAATTCAGTTAGATCGTGGTAACACATATATATTTGATCAGTCTGATTCTAGCAATGCTGGTCATCCATTAGCTTTCAAAAACGGCAGCAGTTCTTATACGACAGGAGTTACTAGCACTGGCACACCAGGTCAGGCTGGCGCAAAAACAACGATTGTGGTGGATGCGGCTGCGCCATCTAGCGGCTTACTATATTATTGTACTGTTCACGGCAACGCTATGGGCAACAGCATAACCACTGTGACAAGTAACTTTTCTGTGGTTGCCAGTAACATAGGCAATATCAATACTGTTGCTGGTGCTAATAGCAATATAAGTTCTGTCGCAGGTTCTATAGCTAATGTAAACACTGTGGCTAGTACGCTGACTGCTGTAAATTCATTTAACGATTTGTTCACGGCTGGGTCATCTGCGCCAGCATCTCCTAGTGATGGTGATTTGTGGTACGATACAACAAACAGCCAGCTAAAAGTTTATGTAGGATCGTCATTCCAGATTGCTGGTGCGTATCTGCAAGGCCTGACATCAACGCATGTGTTTACAGCTACAAGCAATCAAACGACTTTTACGACTGATGATGCAAGCCAAACTATGTCAATCTATGCGAATGGCAATACGCTTGTGTTCAAAAATGGTATTCGTTTAGTCGAGGGTGCTAACGGATCAACAAACGACTATCATATATCTGGTAACAATGTAGTTCTAAATGCTGGTGCTACGGCTGGCGACATACTCTATGTTGAAGTATTTACTAAAGTAAGTACGACACAAGAAAACTCACTGAATGCTCTTGTTACTACGGCTCAAGGTCACGCTAACACTGCGACAACAAAAGCATCTGAAGCAACAACAGCTAAAACTGCGGCAGAGACAGCTCAAACTGCTGCTGAGACAGCAAAGACGGCTAGTGAAACTGCGAAGACTGCTAGTGAAACTGCAAAGACCGCATCGGAAGCAGCGCAAACTGCGGCTGAAGCAGCATTCGATTCTCTGGATGATAGATACCTTGGGGCAAAGTCGTCGGCTCCTTCAACAGACAACGATGGTAATGCGCTTGTTACTGGTGCGATTTATTGGAATAGCTCAAACAACAAGCTAAATGTCTGGGATGGATCAGCGTGGCAGCAAGGCGCATTTACGGCTGGTAGTTTGCTTGCCAATGTTGTTGAGGACACAACACCTGTGTTGGGAGGGTCGCTCGATGTTGGAACGAATAGTATTGTTTCTGTCAGCAACCGCGATATTAACATCACTCCTAATGGTTCTGGCTCTGTGGTTCTTGATGGATTAAACTATCCACAGGCAGACGGATCAAACGGACAGTTTCTAAAGACAGATGGTTCAGGTCAGTTATCTTTCGGTACTGTGTCTACGCCAAGCTTATCTAGCCTGGGCATATCAAACCATGATAATCTTTCAGTAGATGGCAGTGGTAATGTTGCGTTAGGTTCAAGCAGTATAGCGTTTGGCAGTAGCAAGTGGACAATTGTCTTAGACGGCAATGATTTGGATTTCAAATACAACGGCACGACAGTATTCAAACTAGCCTCAAATGGGGCTGTAACATCTGCTGATAATATTACAGCTTACGGGAGTCCATAATGGCAACAACTAAAGCTCTAAAAATGGCTGACCTTATTGATAATAATGGTGATGTTCAAGCCGCAAACTTAGATAATGTGGCAGCATTCCCTTCTGGCTGGGATGCAGCATTGGATGGCTCTGACATGGTTTTCAGATATACCTCTGGCGGTACAACTACTGAAGTATTTAAGATTACAACGGCTGGTGCTGTAATCGCCAAAGACAATATAACAGCATACGGAACTCCATAATGGCTATAGCAGCATCAGGCACAGTATCATTTAGTGATTTAAGAACTGAGTTTGTTGGCGGCTCGTCAGCAATTAGCTTGGGTGATTTATATCGTGGCGGTTCTAACATCTTGGCAAAAGCTGGGGATAATCCCTCAGTTAATCTAGCTGCGTCTGTTCCGACATCTGGCACAATAGACATTGGTGATTTTCACGGCACAGCTAAAGGTTTTAAGAGTACTATTAGTAGCACCACAACAAATTTAGTTGCGAATACTTTGTTTGGTGATGACTACGATGTTAATTATCCTAAAATTATTGATATTAATTCTGGTGTAACTATTGGCGGTGTTAGTTCTGAGGCTTTGACTATTCCATCAGGATTAGCTGGTGGTCTGACAATCAACAATGCTGGTAATATTTATGGTGCTGGCGGCGTAGCCAACGGCGGCGATGGCAGGGTTGCAGTTTACAATCAATCATCAGGTGTAACTATTAACAACACTGGCGAAATTCGTGGTGGCGGCGGAGGCGGAGGAATTGGCGGAGCAGGTGGGGCTGGTGGCCAAGGTTCATACATAACCATTAGCTACTCTTATTCACATGGCTGCACTGCTTGGTGGTGCTATGCTACTACTAGCACTCCGGGCGATTGCGGACTTGTGATTGGTTGTAGTCATGGAATCGGTAGACCAATACCTAACGCTACAACTCAATATGGTAATTATTATAAAGGATCATATGCTCAATATGGAGGCTCCACTCAAGCTGGTTTTCAATTAGGTGTAGGTACCACTAATTATTCATCAGGTGGTGCTGGTGGAGCAGGTGGCACACCCGGCGCAGGACAAGGTTATAATCAATCGGCTGGTACTGGCGGTGCTGGATCGGCTGGTGCTAGTGGCAGTAATAATTCTGGTGCTGGCGGCCAAGGCGGAAATGGCGGAAATGGCGGCAGTTGGGCCACGGCTGGCCAAGCTGGTTCTGCTGGAAATACTGGTGCTAATGGAAATTACGGTAATGGTTCTGCTGGTGCTGGCGGCGGTGCTGCGGGTGCTGCTGGTGCAGCCGTATCTGGTACATCAGTAACTATGAACAATACTGGTACAATAAGCGGAACAGTAGCCTGATGACTGCTGATGAACGATATGAGATTTGCAAGGCTTGTGAGTTTTTTAGATCAATTATTAAGCAATGCAAAAAATGTGGTTGTTTTATACCACTTAAAATTAAACTGGAAGGGCAGCAATGCCCAATGAGGAAATGGTAATGACTGATTATAGTATTGAAAAAATTGAGAATGGCATTGCCACAGTGCGGTATGCGGATGATAGTTGGGCTGAGTTGGTTCTTTCAAAAGATATGAAAGAAGCTGACCTTGATGATCTGGCTCATAAGTTTGCACCGAGACAAGGTGTTGCTCCTAGCTTTGCAAAGGCTGGTTTTAAGTCCACAGCAAGTGCTTTGCCGATTGAGGAAGAGGAAGCTGTTACGTTTCCAGATTGGCTTAAAGCAAGAATAGATGCATACGGTACACCACACAGTCAAATTGAATACATCACAGAGAATGGGCTTGATAAGTGGCAAGAGCATGTTGCTAAGATAAAAGCCGATAATCCAAAGCCAGAGTGATAAATGGAGCCGATAACAACAGCTATCGCTGCGGTTACTGCGGCTTCAAATGCAATAGGGTTTATCAAGGCTCGAATCAATGATGTTCAATCTGTTGCTGATATTTCAGACCAAATCGGAACATTATTCTCGGCGCAAAAAAAGCTCAACGAAGAACGTAATAAACAAGCTGGTGTTGGTGACATCAACATTCGCAGTTCGATTGATGCAGTTCTTGAATCCAAAAAACTTAATGAGCAGATGCAAGAAATCGCTACGATGATTAATATGCGTTGGCCTAAGCCAGCAGACCAACCAAGCACATGGCAGGAGATACTTAATCATCATAATCAGAAACTCAGGGAACAAAAAGAAGCGGTTAAGAAAGCGCAAATTGAAGCGGCTCGTAGGCAACAAGAAATCTCAGAGACAATTAAAACGTGTGCAATTATCTTCTGTGTACTCTTGGTAGCTATTTTTCTTTTCGCTGTTATGTTTATGACAATAGCTCGTAGTGTTGAGGGTGAACGGTATGATTACAGTAGAACAGTTTTTAAGATGGAAAGTCCTACCACGTTTTATGATGTTGGCTAGCACTGTAATGTCTTGGCGTTGTGCTGAATGGTTTATGTCACTTGATGATCCAACTGCATCACAGTCAGCTTTTGTTAGCGTTGTCATGGGCGTGATGACAGGCGTGTTCGGCATTTGGATGGGGCATGAACACAAAAAGGAATAGCTATGACCGATGAAAAGAAAAAGCCAATATCTGTAAACTTAGGTGAAAATAGTTTTGAATTAGTATTGCGAATATTGGGTAATGAATTTGTTGCCATCAAAATAGGTTCAACAAACTTTTCTGGCAAATTAATTGCTGGTGGTATTTTATTATTGTTTTTCACATTTATGATTTTGGAGGTATTCGGTCTGTCACAGGTCATGGGTGTTGAGTGATGGCTACGAAGATAAGTGAAAACACAGAATTAGCTATGCCAATCCGTAATTTGATTGCAATGGTTGTTGGTGCTGCCGTTGGGACTTGGGCATATTTTGGAGTGATTGAAAGACTGAATAGCATTGAAAATAAAATCATTCTTATGGAAGCTGATTTAGGGCAGAACACAGAGTTCAGAATAAAATGGCCTAGAGGCGAAATGGGTAGTTTGCCAGCAGACAGCGAACAGTTTATGTTAATAGAACATTTGTCTGAGCAGCTTGCTAAATTGCAAGAGCAAATAGATGAAGGTCGTGCGCCACATGATCAACAGCAAAAGCTGACTTTAGATTTTTATGAAAAGCGTCTTACTAATATTGAGGCGCAGATTGAAAAGATGAGGAACGGACAACGTGGTAACTGAAACAATTACACTGATACTCTATATGGGCGGTGATATTGCAGAACATACAGCGTTTGAGAAAATATCAAAATGCCTTAAAACCAAACGAAAGATAGAGAGGAATCTCTACAAAAAATCTACATCTGTTAGGTATGCTTGCGAAAACAAGACAGTTGTAATTGAAAAAAATGATGATGGTTCAAACTATATTGTTAGGATAATAGAATGATTGAAACATTTGTTTTGGTTATTTCTATGTGGGGTAACGATGGAAAAGATTGGCATTACATTGGAAATCAAATTGCACTGCAACAAGAAATGACAGAAGAACAATGTTTATATTTAGTTGATGAAGATATGTGGCAAGCTTCTTATGATAATAAATATTATCAATTAAAAGCACATTGTTTTCCAACAAGTTGTGCTGGAAAGGATGAGTGTAAATGATACAAGCATTGATTGGTCCTGTTTCTGGACTGTTAGATAAGTTTATTGAGGATAAAGACCAGAAGGCAAAGCTGGCTCACGAAATAGCCACCATGTCAGAAAAACATGCCCAAGAAGCCTTACTCGCTCAGTTAGAAATAAATAAGGCAGAGGCGGCTAGTGGTAGTATATTTAAGGGCGGCTGGCGTCCGGCAGTTGGTTGGGTCTGTGCGATTGCGTTCGCATACCATTTTATCTTGAAAGATCTAATTATATTTGGAGCATCATTTGCTGGATTTGAGCTTCCAGAGCTTCCAGAGTTCGACATGGGTACACTCTTGACTGTCTTAGGAGGTATGCTTGGGATCGGGGGACTCAGAACATATGAAAAGAAATCTGGCCTAACAAAGTAGCGTAGATAGAATAGTTTTATTATTCAATCTCTCAAATCTTTTCTGCGCTCTTAGATTTCTAAACCTAAGATTTTCTTGATCTCTCCAAGTTGGTGCTACACTTAACAGTGCTGTTGTTGATTCTTGATATGTTTGAGTAACTGGTCTATAAACTTGACCATATTTATCAAATTCATCTGCTTTAGGATCATCTACAAACATAATGTGAATAGCCCTTTCTTCTCTTGTGTGGTTTTATATACTCCTCCTCCCCAAGAGAAAACTGCCCCCCTTGACTGGGGGGCTTTTTTTGCGTTATACAAATATTAACTGCTCTTAACGGCGGTTGTAGGGATGAAGAGAGAGTGCAGTCTTAGTGATGTACTCTCTTTTCTTTTGTGTCATCGAAAAAATAAGGACGGTAGTCTTCTATCTCCTGTTTGACAGCCTGATGTAATATAGAAAGCGATGCCGCAGTACCAATAAACTTAACATCATCTCTCAATGTTTCAATAGACGTAAGAGGACTTACGCTATCACCACCATCATCACAGCCTAGAAACAATCCTTTACCAGCAAGAGGTTGAGGATAGTTCTTGTGCATCCAGAATGTTTGAACTGGTGCGTACAAACCTTCGTCATCGATGTACACTCCGTCTTCATTTGCATAAAGCCTGACATGCCCGAATGTTGAGACTGGTGGTATTTCAGTAAGACCATCATTGTCGTATGATATGAGATCATATATCTTTTTATAATCACCTGAGTATTTGACTTCGGTAATTTTTTGTTTCCAAGGATCTATAAGTAGGGATTTCATTGTAGCACTCTGCTTTCTTTTTCAAATTTTGTACATATATTTGCTGTTTCATGGCAACGGAGGCATCGTTCGCTTCCGTCACCATAAATAATGAATGCACCATGAGTGATGTCAACCCATGTACCACAGGACTGACACCTCAATTGGCTTCTAAGACGCTTTGAGTTTGAGTTTGTTCTTTGCTTCTTTGAAGGCATTTGTAACACGCTGCTTAGATGTTTGCGATAAGCCACCAATTCTGGTCTTGTTCGATACCCAACATGAGTCCAAGTCCTCGACATCAGCGGCGTTATTGAACTGATCGATAATGTCATCATAATCATCCTCTGTTTCTAAAGGCAAGTCTTCACCCGCATACAGTGATAGTCCAAGGCCATGAAATGCAATTGCTTTGACAAGACAACGTTGAAGAGCCTTGTTTACTTCAGCACCAGTTGGATGTGTAAGAGATTCGTTCTTGTTACCCATAACATAATGTATCTCTGTGTGGGTAAGACCCTCAACTGTTACTGATACAGCAACGTATGTATGACCCTTTGTGTCACGCATAAACGGCAAAGGATTGTCTTGATTGTCACGGAATGTGTGCTTTTCAAAAGTGGCACTAGGGTATTTGTCTTTTAGATATGCCCATGCCCATGCCCAGGATAAGTAAGTAAAATTTTTCTTTAGCTCTACCTGTTTGGTAACGTCTGTTTTGCTGAGTGTTTCCCAAACTGCTTTACGTTCTTCATTCATTATCTTTATCCTTCTTTGGTGGTATGAATGTACAAGTCAGAGTTCCTGCCTTGCTTCTAGTTACACGAACCTTGTGTCCTGTCATGTTGCCATCACAATCAAAGTCCATACGTTTACAATTCTTAGGCATCTTGGCTTTGAAGTCATCTTTGCTTTTGGTAGCGATACTCTCTAGGTCTTTTGCATCCTGAATATAGCCAGCCTTCATGTTGAATTCTTTTTGGTCAGCCTGTGAGAATCCTTCTAGCTCTGTCATGTTAATGGTGATCATGTCTGACCAGTCAACAGGACGTAACGCTGCTGGCAAGGCATCCTGCATTCTGTCTGTCATGTGAAGATCCCAGAACTCAGCAGCTTGATTGATGTATTGGTCACACCAAGCATAGTCTTTCTTGATCTGACGAAACTCAATGCGGCATCGGACGCCAAAGAATGCAACGAGATAGCAATGGTCCATACCAGACACAATCATATGATGCTGACATTGTGGTGCGTAAAGCTCTGCAAGCTCATCGATGTCTCTGAAGCCAAAATGGGCTTTGATCTCAATTGGCACTGTTCCCATGATTGCATCAAAGGTTGAGTGCAAAGGCACTACCGAGTCTCTTGGATTGCGTGGTTGCATCATTACAGACTTGCCCATGCCACGGCTGCTGAGAGTTTTCTTCTGGTCAATACACCATTTGTCTAGGATGTATTCTTCTAGGTATGAGCCAGTGTCCATAAGGAATCGCTGCTGTTTGGTGAATGCTTTGGTCACATTGCCATTCTTGATCTCAGACAACTCGATCCATTGCTCGATGTCACCTGACGCAATGGTAGCTGCTTCTGATGAGCCAATATAATTTTTACGTTCTTCAAGCTGTGCTTTACTAAGCATTAGTACCTCCCTTGATATAGTTCTGGGGCCAAGCCATCGTCATACTGCTGTGCTTGTAGTGTTATTGCACAGGCATCACGGAATCTTGACTCTTGGAATCTATTGTTCTTAGAGTAGTATTTAACTTCTTTTACAAAGTCATCTAGCTTGTTTGGCTTAATTAGCTTTACAATATCTTTAGCTAGCCAGTTAAAGTGATCTGCTCGCAATTTGCTCATAATACTCATCTCCCAAGATGTTTGAGTTTGATTTTTCAATTACAGTCCCCATTACATCATACAGAATTAGATCTATTGTTTTATTTCCCATTCTGAATGAATAAGGTTCTACAAACGTACATAAAAGAAATTTGCTTATATCTTTTATTAGAACTGCATCATCTGTTTTTGGCTTTATTTCGGGATCTATTACTACCCAATTTGATTGTGAATAGCCGTTTGCGTGTATTGTTACGTTATATAACGGTAATTCAAATGGTAGGTTCATAGTTTAGCCCTTTATGCAATTCACATTACTTGTTGACTTTAGCAATGTGAATAACATTATAATGCGATATGACAAGCGAAGAAACATTTTTAGATAATCTTGTTATTCAGTTTGCTCAGAAACGTTATGAGCTTGGTCTGACACAGCAAGACGTTGACCTTAGAATAGGTGTTACAAACGGGCTTGTTGCTAAATGGGAATGTGGGAACAGGAAGCCAACATTGTTTAATGCACACTGCTGGGCTGAAGCCCTCGGATGTAAAATTAAACTGGAGGCTAACGATGGCGATATGCGGCATTGATCCTGGAATCACTGGTGGTATTACATTTATGACAGAGCGTCATTTGATATGTAAACCAGTCCCAATAGAAACATTTAAAGTTGGTGGTAAGCAACGTAAGTTTCTAAGCGTTACATCAATTTGCGAATTACTTGATGACCATTCTCCCACTATGATTTTTATAGAGAAACAGCAAGCCATGCCAAAACAAGGTGTGGTTAGTACATTTAGAACAGGTTTTGGCTATGGTTTATACCTTGGTCTTATTGTGGCGTCTGGTTACAGATACACTGAAGTAAGGCCACAACAATGGAAAAAAGATCTTAACGTTTCTGCTGACAAAAATAAGGCAAGACAGAGAGCAACTGAACTAATGCCAGATGCCTCTGTTTGCTGGGAGAAAGCCAATCAAGATGGTATTGCTGAGTCAGCATTGATAGCATACTGGGGTATGAACTACTCACTTGACTGCTTGTACTGAGGCCATTCACCATAAGGATCGAACTCAGGACTTGTGTCTAGTTTTTGCTTTATCGCTTCTATCTTGTCACGCTTGCTGCCTGAGATAACTTTACCAAGAAGATAATCAGATAGCATATCAAGCTGTGCAGACTTGTATTTGTTTAGCCATTTGTAGTCTGGTCTAAACCAAGGCCAGTCAACAATTGCTGGTGAGTTTTCTTGGAACGTCTCCGACTGGATGTCATAGTTGCTAAGAGTCGTAAGACATATTGCACTAAAGAGCCTAGATAATATTTGACGTTCGAGATCCAAGCAATACTTGAGTGGTATGATTCCTTGTTCTTCGTAAGCCAACTTAGCAGCTTCTTTATGCTCTTCAATAAAAGTTTCATGTTCAGGTACGACATAGTTGTCAGGCTCCTCATCTACTGGAAAAAATCTTTGGTGGTCTGCATGGCAGTTACCAATTCTATCAACCATTGAATATGTCCAACCAAGTGATCGATGACAGAACATAGCCATCATAAACTTAGTCAGATCGTTTTTGTTTGCCTTGTGCCACAAAGCAACCTTTGTCTCATGTGCATAATACCCATGAAGCATAGACTTTTGAGGCTTTGTATATGTAATTGGGCTTAGTTCTTCTTCTTCTTCTTCTGGTGAAGCTTCTAATTGGCTTTGTTCCTGCTGTTCGTCAGAAACCATACGTTGAGTAAGAAACTTCATCTGATATGTATTGTACATAACACAGAGAATACAGTCTGAGTCAGGCACTTCGTCATCGTGGCAAATGCTGTAGCCTTTGGTAGCTGGCGAATCAAACCAATACTCATCTTTCAGGAACACAACATCCATAAAGTCTTTTGTTTGTCGTTCAAGATTAATAAAATCTTGTAAAAAGTTCATCTGGCATTCTTCAAATGCTTCTCTGTTGGTAAAGAATACTTCTTCACTGAAGAGATCACGCTGAACACCAAGTTCTTCTTCAAGATGTGAACCTTCCCACTGAAACAATGCTTTTGATGCCGGTATTTTGCTGTCTGTCATTGCGTCTTTGACCCATGAGGCAGATAGCTGTGCATTTTCGTGGTCGTCTAGAAACTTGTCTTGCTGCTCATGCGAACCAAGAGTAAACGCAATCGCTACACCAAGACCAAAATCATAGTTTCTAAACTTGGCTTTTGCTTTTGCTGATAGACTCGACAATGCTAAACGCTGTTTAACCCATTGTTTTGTTTGACCAAATCGTTTACCAACAGAGTCGAAGTCTTCCTGACCTTCGGCAACAATATCATAAATGACATCAGACTCATCAAGTGGGTGCATATCTTCACGCATCATATTTGCATGAAGCCCAATTTCATTGTCGTTGTCTTCGATGACAATACAGTTAATTTCATTTGATGCTTTAGCACCGTACAATACACGCAAAGCTTCTAGTCTGCGGTTGCCATCGATTACTTCATAACCCTTGCCATTCTTCTTGATAACAAGATTATGAAGCATACCTTGCGACTCGATTGAGGCGGCAAGAGACTTGATGCTTTCCTTAGTTGTTTTTACTTGGCGTACATTATTTTTAGCTGGCTTCAGTTCATTCAATGGTATCTGAATCATTTTTTACCTCCATTAGTACATAAGTTTTATCTTTTTCTAAAAAACCATCCATCCAAACTTGGGGAAGATTGGTAACGTTTTCACCAGTAATGTCAGTAGGCTCAATAACAGTTATATGAGCAGAAGCATTACCGTTCGATCTATAAAAACTAAATCTGGCATGGTCATCTTTAATTTCTAACGTAACTTTATGGCACTCCATAAACACATCGGTTTTTTGATAGTTTGAAAACAATTAGTCCTCCATAATTTTATCTGTAATGAACTTGGACACGAATGCCACTGAGATCCATAGAGGCGCACCGATTACGCTGACTAGCAAGGTCGGATTGATTCCCAGACCAACGAGCATAAGCAGCAGTGTGAATGTAAAGAAGAGGTGAACAGTGACGAACCATCCAAGCCATGTGGTCTTCCTGTTGATGAATGTGATTTCTCTGAGGCGATTTATCATTTTGCATAACCTTTCTCCAATTTGGCAATTACAAGACCTTTACCACCACAAGTCTCGCAGTCTTCTGGGGTAACGTCTACCATGCCAAATGAGGCAATGAGTGAGTCTCTCACTCTGTAGATTGTTTCAACATACTTGAATCCTTTGCCATTGCATTGGATACAATTTATTAGATCGGAGTCTTTGATTCTCATTGTAACCTCCTAAAACCGAGGCTCATCTATATTGGCTTTAGCTTCAAAATGAGCCGTCACAACATCCATGTTATAGTCACATAGTTTAATAATTTTGTCGTATGTGTCGTTAGGATCGCCAACATATGCGTTAGCTTCTTGTGCGCTTAACTCGTCAATGAGGCGCAATACTGCTGGATTAAGTTTCATTCTACTCTCCAACGGTTGTAGGGATTGGTGACCCCCTAGCAGAAGTTTGATGCTTAGATAAAGTCGGGGGTCAGTTTCTTTATCTAATTCTATATTAGCACATGATTCTTGATAGTTGACGTCATGGGGCTAAAAAAAATAAAAAAATTGAGGCGTTTTTGATCCCTTAGGCGGGCCGAGAATCAATTTAAGCCACTTCTCGATTTTTGTAGCACCTCAAGGTGGGGCAAGAGCTGCAATGCTGGAAAGGTACAACAAAGGAAAATCAACTCTTACCCCTATCCGTCTAGGACAACAGTAGGAAACCCCTAGAACGGAATGTCGTCATCGGATGCGGCCTTACCCTTTGGGGCTTCGTCGCTGCCTGATGATTTGCTACCGCCCATGCGGAAAGTAGAACCTGCTCCTGCAAGCTTGATCTTGAATGAGCGTTGCTTTACGCCATCCTTCTCATACTCCTCAAGAAGAGGCATCCCCTGGACAAACACGGTTGTTCCGGCAGTGACATACTTCTCAATGACATTGGACACGAGGCCAGTGCCATTGCTACCGTCCCATGCTTCCACACGGAACCAATGAGTAGTCTCAACCTTCTCACCATTTTTGTTCTTGTAGCTTTCGTTTACCGCAACAGAAAAGTTGGCGACCTTGGTGCCATTTACATCACGGATCTCAGGGGTCTGACCTACGTTGCCAGATACGGTGATTTGTGCAAAGTTCATGTGTAATTCTCCTTACGTCTAGAGTTGCACGATTGGTGAGGGTATCACGTTACCTGACCCTCTGTGGCACTACTGACGACCTTGCCCGGGCTGACGGTGAGTACCTCAATTCTGTTTAACGAGCTGGCATTTCAACCCACTCATAACCAAATTTACACCACTTTGGCTTCTTATAACCAATTACCTTCTTACAAGCCAGAAGCGATAACGAAATGATGCAACCACCAATAACAGCGGCCATCATACCAGCAAAAGTACCAGCAAACATAGCAACAAGAAGAACTGTAGAGGCTATGTCGATAGGAATATCAAGCCATAATACTTTACGAAAATCGAATTTGGCTAACAAAAATAATATAGCCAATGCAGAAAATACTCCAGCAATAATAAAGAAGATCATTTGAAATTCTCCTCATGTTTCTGAAAAAATGGGTAGGGGGTCACTTGTTTTTTCGTTCGTGATATTTGTATATGAGATTCTGCGCTGTATCACAAAACCAATTCAGAACAATCAAAGTGACTGCACAATAAAGAATTATTGCAGATAATATCAAAATAAAAGTAATTAGGCTTTCCATTATATCCTCCAAAACAAAAATAGTCTGAGGCGAATCATTCAGCCGCCTGTCACAAAAAAAATGTGGAAGAGAAGGAATGAACCCTCTCTCCCACCGTGACGTTACATTGACGTTGCGTGACTGTCATCTCTCGGCATCTCTACCAAGCCAGCCTCTCTAGCGTAACTGTAGAAACATTGTGGATTGGCTTGATAAGTCTCCATGGTCAGTTGACCCTTGCGAAACTTGACACGCTTCACTCTGGACATCTCGTCTGCTGGTATGTACTGACCCCAGTTGACACCGGAATCACTGATAACCTTAACTCTGATGTCATGCCGCATCATATTGTAGACATGATTTGCAATCCAGTACTGCTGACGCAGAAGCTTCAGTTGCTCTTCCGCATCCTCGATCTTGTTACCTGTGATCTCGATGCCAACGTCATCTCTCTGTAGATCTCTAAGCTCTCTACGCTTCTGTGTACCTGCTGCCACTAGATTGTGAGTGATCTTCTCGAAGACCCTAGTGATCTGGTCGGCAACCTTGCACTGTAGGATGACCTCTGGTCCATCCTCGAACAGTGAAATCAAGTGAAGCATTGTCCGTCTGAACTCTGCGTCCCACTGTGCCTGACGGTCATCAGGTAAGCGATCGTCACGTTGAAGCTGCGCTGCAACACGATCAAGATTCTCTGGTGTGAGATCATTGTCTGTAATTTGTGTAATTTCGTTACTCATGTCATTCTCCTTCTGCTGAGAAATGGGGTAAACCCTATGTCTACCCCGATTAAATTTGGCTTAGAACCAGATGTCGAGTGATTCAATATTGTCAGCTAGCTGCCTAGCTCTCTCGAAGTCTCCGCTATCAATCGCTTGTTGGACTTCCAGCATTGCGTCAGACAAGCCTCGATTTAGTTCAAAGGCTCCCTCTGACTCAAGTTCATTTACAATCTTGGATTCTACTACTGTTGCTTGTGACATCTCTGTCTCCTTT